TTCCATGTGGAGTTATATCAATATCTCTGTTTGAAGTTGAAACTATATCATAAGTTACAACATCTAATTCTCCGCCTAACTGTGGACTTGAATCTCCAGATAAATCAGCACTAACAGTTGAGTCTAACCAATTAACAGTATTTGCAGAATGATTAAAAGTACAAAGAGAAATCCAATCTGATCCGTCGTAATATTTTAAAGTCGGGGTCGCCGCAGAGGTCGTGTCCAACCATAAACTGTAAGCTACCTTGCTTCCAGGAGCGGACGTTGTTGCGTTTAAAGTATTAATTGCTCCTAAAATCGTGTTGAGTTCGGCACGTAGATTTGCAAAACTTTGATTCGCTAATGTATAATCTGAAACTGTACTCATATTTTTAATTCCTTATTTTTATTTATCATATTAATTTTAAGATTTCAAGCCAAAGCCATAAGCACTCCAATCAAAAGTCCTTGATATACCACTAGCACTACTATTTAGAAACTGAATTGTAAATCCCGTCTTTGTTTTTGAAGTCAGAGTGTAATAATCGCCAGTTACTAAACCTTGCGCTGATATTCCAACACTAGGCGTTGCGTAAAAACCTGATGTATATGCAATAATTTTTGCACTCGTAGTAGAAACTACGTCTTGATCTGATTCAGACCTTTTTTCCAAAACTAACGTAAAAGCCAAAGCATTAACTTTTGGTTTAGTTTTGTTATCCTCGTTAGTTAATTTACATCTGAATTTAAAATATCTTCCTTTAACTGTCGCTTGTTGTGAAATATCATTATAAGTTGAAATAGCACCTAAAGAACTTTCACTTGCACCTACTTGAAGAAAAGCATCACATTTTGATGGTGCTGTTCCATCAAAAGGTCCAGCGGCATCGTCAAATAAACTAGCACCTCTACCACTATCAAATAAATCCCAAAGATCATTAACTGATAAGGCAATCGTTACCTGAAAAGTTGCGTCATAAACTGCATCAAGTGTTATTGTATTACTTCCTAAATATTCTCCAGAACTTTCTATATTTGCTAAATAATAAGTTGGATTAGCTGTTGAATCTGTTGGCCCAATATCTATCAATCCAGCAGATGAATCTATATTTCCTACTGCTGAATCCCAAAGCAATATCGTATCTAAAGTTGCTATAAAATTATCGTCTGAATTTTGTCCTTTAACACAATCTCCATCAAAAGTTCCCTCCCAACTTTGTCCTGTTATAGCACTTACAGTTTCTTCATTGTAAGTTGCAACATTAGTATAATGTTCAAGTCCTGAAATATTAGTATAAACAATCGCTTCGTTATCTGATTCATTTCCTAATTTATCTACCGCTTTAATTAAAAATGCTCCAGTCTTGGCATTAACAGTTACACTATTTGATTTTCTTCTAACAACTTGCGTTAAGTTTGTTGACGAGTTCCAACCAGCACCAGAAGTTACGTCTTGATACCTGATTGCATAATATGAAACGTCCAGATCAGTAACGCTTGGCCAGGACAACTGCATTTGATTTGAACCAACCATTGAGATTGATAAAGCTGATACATCGCTTGGGGTATCAGTAGCACCAACTATTGTTCTTGTAGCTGTCGCATAAGCAGAAGATACTCCTAAAGAATTGATACATTTTACCCTAACTGAATATTCAATTCCATCTACTACGTTTAATTGCTCATAATTTAAAACAGCACTTACACCTTTAGTTAAAACTTTATAATCACTTTCAGAAGTTTTTTTAGTTTCAACTTGATAGTATTGTCTAAACTTATCTGTACTTGCACCAACTAAAATATTGAGTCGAGTTAATACAACACCGTCACTGTATTCAATGAGTTCATCATCGAGCGTAACTGACGCTGGAGCAAGAACAGAATAAGGATTGGGTAGAGTAGTATCTGGTATGACTGCCGCTTGTGTCTTTGTTGCCCAAGTGTAGAAAGCCGCTTGGTACTCCGTGAGCTGTAACTCTGTGGTCAAATCAGAATTCACTTGCATACCTTGAACTCTAA